ATGTTCGAACAACGCGTAAATTCTGACGTACTGACCGTTTCTACCGTTAACTCTCAGGATCAGGTAACCCAAAAACCCCTGCGTGACTCGGTTAAACAGGCACTGAAGAACTATTTTGCTCAACTGAATGGTCAGGACGTTAATGACCTGTATGAGCTGGTACTGGCTGAAGTAGAACAGCCCCTGTTGGACATGGTGATGCAATACACCCGTGGTAACCAGACCCGTGCTGCTCTGATGATGGGCATCAACCGTGGTACGCTGCGTAAAAAATTAAAAAAATACGGCATGAACTGATACATTTCAGCTATGTTTTTGAATAAAAAGGCGCTACTCGGCATGGGGATGCGCCTTTTTTATTATTGTTTATACAAATGTTTATACAGCTTTGGCTGAACAAACAAAAAAGCACCAGAACAATTCTGATGCTTTATGCCTTTAGTAACCAAAGTGTTTAGTACTCAGGAAGGTTTTCTAAGTTATCCTTGGATGTACCATTAGGTCTAGTAGTAATGTAATCAGTACCGTTGACACGGTCCTTAACCACTTTTTGACCTTTCTTCCACTTACCGTCATCACCTTTGAAAATGGTGTAAAAGGTATAGCCGCTATCGATTTTATTCACTACCCACTGCCGTGTTTCTGATGTCCCTTCTCCAACAGTATCGCCATTATCGACATGCACATACACATGGGTAATGTGAGTGTGTTTATCGTTATATCGGACTTTAGAAATAAGGTAATCAGCCCATTTATCAGTCATATTTCACCAGAAGTTTGAACAGGAAAAGCCCTGCAATACATTTATAAACAACAAAACAGACTCTTCCTATTCCACGACAGCAATGTAGTGATCTAGAGCAATTTTATATTCCTGATAACCTCAAGATAATTCTGCCTTTACGCTTTATGCTCAAATCCCATTAAATAAAGCCAGTCGCTCTTTGTGACTGTCGCTCATATCGAAAGCAAAATCTTCGTGTTCTGCCTGGAATGTGCCGAACGCCATGAGTGCAGAAACCGCCGGGTCTATCTTGTTGGAGGATTTCTTTTTGTTGGGTTTGATATTGGCGTTGGCGTCGGACTCCATCACCACGTTACCAATCGCCCAAGCCAGAACCGGATCGCCACGATGGCGCACCACCTTGCGGTTAACAAAAACCTCAAAAGATTTCGCTACCGGACTGAATTTCAGATAGGTTTGCGGGAACGGCTCCACATCGAGGCCAGCCCCCTGTAACTGAGTGCGCAAGTGTGTGGCGTTCCACGTATCGAAGCCCACCAGCCTGATATTGAAGGTTTCAGCGTCGCGCAGAATATCGTCACGGATGCGGTCATAGTCGATACAGTCGCCGGGTGTAGTGCGTATCCAGCCCGCTTTCACCCACTGGCGGTAGATGGCGCGGTTTTTGTTGGCGACGTTAAGCAGTTGCGCTTCTGGCAGATAATGACGGGTCAGCAAGCGGATCTCCCTGTCGAACGGGAAAGCGTAGCTCACGCTGGTAATGTCGCTGGTAGAGGACAGGTCAAACCCGGCGTAGCACTCCATTCCGGCCAGATCGTCTTCGGTATAGTCGAGCGCACAGGCATCCCATGCACCGGCACCCATCCACGGCGTGGAGCCCTGGCACCAGATATTGAAACGCTTGGTCAGCATTTCCACCCATTGCGACGGTATGCCCCGCGCTTTCTGGATGGTGGACTCCAGTTTCGCCGCATCAACGGACACATGCAGGTTGGGGTTAGCCTTGATCCACATTTCCGGATGCTCAACCTCGCTTTCGTCGTCCAGCTCGTAGATCAGGACAAACAGCGAATCGTTGCTCTCTTCCCCGGCCAGAATCTGGCAGCAGTAGTCATAATGCTGTTTACAGGCAGAGACAACGTTACTCCCGGCGGTCGTGATGGCGAACAAAATCGCCTCAGGACGTGCGCCCATACCCAGCTCAAGCGCGGAATAAACGCCGTTATCCGGGTGAAGGTGATATTCATCGACAATCGCCAGGCTGGGGTTAGTCCCTTCAATGGTGGCCGCTTTCGCCGCCAGCGGCTTTAACAGGCTGTTGCTCTTCGGGAAAATGACCTTATGCGCCTGAATATTGACGCGCTTTTTCAGCGGTTTTGACAGCAAGCACATCTGGCGGGCATCGTCGAATACGATTCGGGCCTGATCCCGGCTAACCGCCGCCGTGTAGATATCCTGCTGGCCCTTCTCCATCACCAGAAACCAGTTAGCCAGCATGGCGGCTACGGTGGATTTGGCATTCTTGCGCGGCACCTCAATAAAGGCGCTGCTGTACTTGCGGCGGCCTGACTCCCTGACCTTAAAGCCCAGGAGGTTAGCAAAGGCGAACTGCTGCCAAGGCTCCAGCTCGATAGGCTGGCCCCGCAGCGGGCCTTTGACGTGTGGACAGAGCCGGGAGAACGCGATAAACCGCTCTACGGTCGCCGTATCGAACTCATAACGGGGATCATTCAGGTCTGAAAAGTACCTTTCCACGGCCTGTTTTACGCGCTTACAGGCCGGAATTTCGCCCGTTTTTATCGCATTTGCGTACTCATTCCAGACGGTCAAGCTCGTCCTCCTCTTCCGTTTCCACCGGGTTACGGCGACGACTTACCGGATCAAAGCCCAGCAGCGACGACATTTTAATCATGATTTTTTCAGCATCGGCCTTTGCACTCAGTGCCGGATTTCGGCTCTCTCCACCCTGGCTGTTAACAATGCTAAACCCACGGCTGGCAAGGTCTTCCACTGCTTTGCGGTACATCGAATAGTTGACGCAAAAAAGCTCAAGGTTGTTCCAGTCGGCGGGTGTCAGATCGCCACGCTCGGCCAGTTGCTTCGCTTTCGCTTTCCACTGCTGCGCGGCTAACTCATCAAGGTAAGCTGGCGGTTTTGGTGGTCTTGCCATAAAAATTTCTCGTTTCCATCGCGTTTTATTTTCAAAAAAATCACCGTGCGTAAAAATTTGAGGGGGCGGGCGGTGCCTGGCGCCTTGAGGTTTGTCCTGAAAACCTCCCCCACCCCGTCCATGCGGCCTGTCAGCGATTGCGGAAGCATTCCCGCAACTCCCGGTCACGCTCGGTCATACGCTGCGCAGGCTGGCGCTCATTGCATCTGCTTCGCCCCCGCATGAAGCCATCACGGCAGCGCATCAACGATCGGTACAGATTCACCACGTCTTTCTCATTCATTGCTGGCCTCATAGATCCAGTCATTGCGATGGGCTGCACGCTTTTCCTGCTCTCGGTACAGCCCTGCCTTACGGTTCGCTTTGGTGATGGGGTCTTGCTGCGTGGTCTTCTGGTTATGATGCATCTGGCATAACGGCTGGTGATTCCACTCAGGCCAGAACAGAACATCGTCACCGCCATCGATAGGGATGATGTGATCAACAATCTTTGCAGGAACGTAGAGGCCCAGCTTCTGGCACTCGACACACAGCGGCTGACGTTTCAGGTACTGAGCGCGGTACTTCTCCCATGATGCTGAGTAACCACGGGCGCGACGGTGGCCGCGTCTGGCATCTTCCGCCCGCCAGGCTTCCCGCTTGTGCTCATCGCACTTACCAGACTTCACCCGCTTATTACATCCCGGCTCAGTGCACCGGCGCATTGGTTGCCACGGCATCAGTACACCCCCACATCGCGATACACAGACCACAATGCAGAGATAGCAAGGGGGATCTCTTTCGCCTCCACATCACTAATCATCGTGCGGTATTCGTACAGTTGGGAAACGTACATAAGGCATCCGATCTTGATGGCAGGAGTGAATTCCAGACCAGCACCGAACCGCTTACCGATATGCTTCTGGCAGACTTCCAGCGACGCTTCGATGTATGCCTGAATCATTGCATCTTCATAGGAATCATCGTTATCGATGCGACAGTGAAGTTTTGCCTCATCAAGCCCAATTAGTTCACTCACAGCTTAAGCCCTCCCTTACAAAGCAACTCCAGCCTGGTAGCCTTTTCATCAGGAATTGCCGACTGAATATCAAATGCTTTTGCATCATGTCCTTTCTGTTTCCAGATGATCCGGCTGGCGCTGGTTACGTCAGAGCGGTAACGTACCCACATACGAAATGTAACCTCGGACATTTCAGCACCCGCAGCAATCAGCTCACGGCCACTGATCCCCTTAACTTCTGCCCAGACTGTCGCAACGTCGTACCATTCCTGAATGACGCCACCAGAAGGGGTTCGGCTGGTAGTAAAATTCTGAATCGTAACGCGTTGCCTTAATCCTCCCGGCCTCATGACGCATCCTCCTTATTCTCAGAACCGGTACTGACCTTCACTTCCTGCTTCCATGCCTGGCTGTATTCGTCGCCACCTTCACGCGGCGGCATCCCTTCGCGTTCGCGGGCTTCGTTCGGGTTCATGATCCCGTTCTTGATACCGCGCTCATAAGTTGCGTAACGTTCGGTTGGAGTGGCTCGAAGAAGATCGGCAGAGTCGAACTCCACCTGATAACGAATTCCGGGTACAGGCGATGCCACCAGCAACGCGGATTTAATCTGCTGCTCAAAGTTCGCCAGCCACGGGCGCATTGTCATGGTAAGAAAGGCGCGGCTCGCCTCACTAAAATTGCTGTAGGTGCTGTTGCTGTATTCCTGCAGAAAGATGGGAGAAACGTTAAACATGCGGGCAATATCTTCGATGGTGAAGCGCCGGGAGGCCAGCCACTCGGCATCCTGATTGCTCATGCCAAGCTGCTTATAGTCCATGCCACCTTCAAGGATCGGTGTTTTACCGGCATTTCTGGCACCTTTGTAGCGCTCAAGCGCGTCCAGCGCCTGCTTACCCTTCACACTATCGAGCCATTCAGCAGTAGTGACTACGCCCGCCGCCATCATGCCATCTTTCATAATGCTGGCACCGTGGCGCTGCTGGGCCAGACCTAACCCCAGCGCTTCACGGCAGATGGTGATCGGCGAGCGCCCCAGAAAACCATCATCGGTCGAGTAACGCAGGTGCAGAATCTCTTCCTGCAGGTAGGTGCGCACTGCCCCGGTAAACGGTTCAGTAACGGTGTATTTGTACTTATGCTGGCCGATACGCTCAGGAACAACCGCCCCCGGCGCATACGGATGCAGGGATTGCGGCTGGCCGTCACGGCCCCACTGGATCACCGCATAGGCGTTACCATTCAGCAGGCAATGACGCATCATCGTGCGCTTGAACTGGTAAGGCGTCTGGCAGTCGTTCGGTTGCTCGTTCAGGAGAAAATCTACCGGATGATTACTCAACCACTCCCGCGCTTCTCGCCCGTTATCGTTGCGCACGCGGTAGAGATAGCAGGGCATTGTTGCCACTGCCTCACTGATAACTGACACGGCGTTCATCACCGCCGGCAGAGATTCCGCAGTACCAGCAGACACATATTCGCCTGATCCGGTATTTGGAATCCCTGCCATCGCCAGAAACTCATCAATCGTCATGCTGCGCTGTTCGGATGGCTCAGATTTACGGCCAAAAGGCCAGATATTCCACATATCACAGCCCCGCTAAGTCAGCCCAGCGTCGGCGGTTATCACCAGCGCGGCGCAGTTCAGGATGTTGGGAGAACAGAGAACGGTGCGCAATTTCCACGCCGGACTCAGGGTAAGCAGGCATAGAAGTAACGGTGATCTCCCGCAGCTCGGCAGCGGTAACAGTGCGAATATACGGTGTAGGAGTAATATCCCAGGACTCTTTCAGCGCACGGAACCCGAAGCTCATGCCGGAAATGTCTCCACGCTCCACCAGCTCCAGCACATCGTTTCCAAGCTGGGTATTCGGCGGGGTCAGTTCGAAGCGTAGCCCGGTATCATCTTCGGCCAACACCAGCGTGCCGGATTTGGTACGCCCCAGCAGTTGGGTATAGTTATGCTCGTACAGCGCACGCACATCGCTACCGGATGCCAGGCTGTCTTTAAACGCCCCCGGCGCAAACTGCTCGCGGAACTCATCCCAGATAACTTCTGACAGGCTGTTCCAGCGCACGGCATAGCCCACCAGCTTTTTGTTGCTGGCACTCAGTTCGGAGGTACGGATTTCAAAATCGATTGTTTTCATTATTGGACTCCACAGAGGGCAAAAAGGGGCCGAAGCCCCTTAAACGTCAGATCAGGAACCGGAGCCGGAAAGCTCAAGCACCTTGATGGCGTTGGAGTCCACCACGCCGCCACCCAGGTATTTATCGGTGTGCACCTTGTAGAAACCAGGTTCGGTGATGTTGTCGGGGCGGGTACGCACGCCAGTAGTGTGATCCACGATGAAGTAACCGCGCTTAAAGTCGCCGACAGCCAGGAACGCTTCACCCGCATCCGCATCAGGCATCGTTTCCAGATATTGAACCGGACGGCCAAGAAGGGTATCAGGGGAGTCAGCGACGAGACGATCACGCCAGATGTAATCCCCGTTGCCGTTTTTCAGCTTTTGCAGCGTAGCGGCAGTGTTGGAGTTCATCACCCATACGGCATTTTTGCGGTATTTGGCTTTCAGCTTGTACAGCAGGTCGATCAGACCATCAGAGGAAACGGCAGCAGCCTCCATCTTCTCCAGCGTGCCGAACGGACGGGTTTTATCGCTGGTGGCCGCACGCGGATAGGACAGGAACCCTTTGGATTTTTTATCACCGTCGCCGTTCACAAAGTCGGTTTCTTCGGTAGCAGTGAAGGTGTCGGTGATTTCGGAAGACAACCAACCCAGAATATCAACTTCGGAGAAGTCGAGAATTTCCTGAGTGGTTTTCGGGTAGGCGTAGATCGGGTTGAGTTTGATATCAACGCGCTCCATCTTCGGTGTGCTGGTTTCGGTACGCGCTTCGCCTTCGGTGCCGCGCTTAACGGTAGTGCCACCCACTGACACCAGCTTCTGGTATTCGTTGGTTTTGGTGGTCTTCACCGTGGCGATGGAGCGCATAACGCTGTCATCCTGCAACTGGCGCATGATCTCTTTGTCCAGCTCAGGGATAACGGTATAACCGCCGTCAGCCTGCACCAACGTGGAGAGAGAGCGGGTATCGCCGGTCATGATGTAGTGGCGCAGCTCATCGTTGCTTACACCGTTACCTTCAACAGAAGTACCAGGCAAATTGCGCTGATCGTCGGCGACGGCCTCAAGGCGGGTAATTTCAACTTCAAGCGCATCAGCCTGGGCGCGGAGTTCATCGAACTGCTTGCCCTCTTCATCGTTGAGGCTTCGCTTTTCGCTGTCAGCTTTTTCCAGCATGGAACGCATCTGGGTTTTGAGTGCGGCTTTCTGCTGGCGTAATTCAAGTAATTTCTTCATGGAGTGGTTTCCGTAACAATTAACGTTGAGACGTGAAACCAGCGCTTGGAGGGATGTCCACCTGGAAAGGAAACCGTCGCAGAACGGGAAAAAACCAGGTGGACAGTGGCGGCTCACGTCTGAGTGCCACTCTTCAAGATATACATAATAATCAATGAGTAAACACCTCTATGTTGTCGCAAACAGCAGCGAAAACAGGAGAACAAATAATTTACAAAGTTTGATAATATGAACGGGAAAAACACCACTTCTGGGGGATTTTATGGACTTCGATTTTGATGATATGGCGTACCCGGATATTTTTTTAATTTCCGGCGAGGAGTTTAAAGGAAGCCGGAACACAGGAAAAAATCAGGTAGATATCCCGTTTACTGACGAACCGCAAATTGAATTGGGCGATATTCTGATTCAGAAGATTGGAAGCCGTGAGTTAAGTCTTAAAGTTGTCGATCTTTCAATATCAAGGAATGGAACGCTGAACGTGGGTACAACGCATCCCCACTTGCTTACGCTATCCGTAGAGAATCTTTCTTCCGACGCACACAGGACAGCAAAGAGTATGAATACTTTTAACATTGGCTCCGTCAGTGGTGAGCAAGTTCAAATAGGTGAAAGTAATCATATGCTGGTGAATATCAGTATTACTGAACTTGTCGAGAAAGTGGCTAACTCTGGCGATCCACAGGCTAAATCAATACTGAAACAGTTACTGGAAAATGGCACCGTTGCCAGTATCGTTGGCGCTGGCGCTTCCGCGCTGTTAGGTCTGCTTTAAAATATGGCCTGGGAAAACCAGGCCACTAGCTTACATGGCAGGATGATTATTCTTTATCCAGCCCCCACTGATAGAAAGCCCAGCTTGCCGTTGATTGTGCGCTATGGATAGCGTTCTCAAGGCCAGAGGTTGGGTACGACAAATCAGCCGCCATCCTCTGTAGAAGATCGAGGTAAGCGCTGGCATCTTTCGACAACTCTTGCCCCCCTTCTTCCAGCCCAGACTGGTACGCTTCCAGATCAAGCTTTTCAGAAGTGACAAAAGCGCTCAGAGCCAGAAAATCCGTCACCGTAATCTCATCTTTATTTGAAAGCTCATCAACGGCGCTATAGAGAAACTTGAGATCGCTCATATGCCCGTTATCTTTGCCAATCAGTTTCATAATGACCTCGTTATTTTTTCGCGTATATATACAAAACGTAGCGGGTTACGTGGGTTATTGGGTTATCTTCGCTTGCTAAGTATTTTTTATTACATATATTCAACAAGTTAACATTTAATCAACACGAAAACGTAACCCACTCAGCCCCTGAAATAACCCACTTATCCGTTTTTAAGGTGGGTTACGATTTTCGCAGTGGGTTATTTTGCCCTGCCAGTGGGTTATAAGTGGCGTTTAGTGGGTTACTGGTGGGTTATTCAATCCCTTTAAAATCAGAATGTTAAGAAACTTAACTACCACGTAACCCACATAACCCACCTATATAATCCTCACCTGTATAAAAAATTACTCTTCATCCGGCGAGAACATCAGCACATAAAACACATGCTGCTTGCCGCCCATCTTGCGGAGTGCTTTCTTCTTGTACCTCCCTTTATCCCCGGTCTCAAGCATCCCCGCGCTGGCTAAAGCCCTGGCAAATTGCGTATGGTTAAAGCCGCTGGCAATCTCCCGTTCAAATGCCGCAGGGAAGGTGTAGAACTTGTAAACCTCATCCCCGGATGGGTTTCCTGTACGGTAGCCAGCCAGCTCTTTAATTGGCAAATCGCGTGCATCGCTTTCCGGGTAAGGAAGGTAACGACTGAAACCGTAGGCATTCAGGAACGCCTCGCACTGCTCGATGATCTGCTGGTGCTCTTTGTTACCCGTGCCGAACTCTTTCACCCAGGCGTTAAAGCTATGCTGGATAGCGTCACGGCTGGCCTGTTCACTCCATCCGGTGATTGATGCACCAGTTACCAGCGCGGCTTCGAGGATTGCAAAGCGTTCGGCCACGCGGTGTACCTGCTCACCGTAATCCGCCGGGATGAGGCCGCGCCAGCGCGTTTGCGCGTCACGCACCGCCTGTTTAGCCTCCTGCTGGTTAGCCGCCAGCCATTTAACCCACTCACGCCCCGCCGCCCCGTGGTTATCAATCCAGGCTTCTTTCAGTGCGTCAGCATGAGCCTTGCCGTTTGGCAGACCGTTAAAGGCCGTCGATTTCTCCATAGGGATGTTGAGCAAGCGCACCAGTTGGCCCGCTTTCACTTTCAGCCCACCAGCAGCCAGGAAGGTTTCAATATCCATTTCCCCGGTGCTGATCGCCACAGTGCGCCAGCGTTTAAGCTCCCGATTGCCGCCCTCTTTGGCTCCCTGCAACTTTCCGGCACCGTTAAACAGGGTGTAAGCAGACGTGGCAACATCTTTGGCACTGCTGCCCTGTCCTACCTCATCAAGCGGTAACAGGCTGTCGTTATGCGCCTCCGCTTCGTTTGCTATGCCAAGCGCAGTACCGTACCAGGTAAGCCGCAACGCATCAGGCTCACCCCACAGGCTGCTCGCAATATTGGCGGTAGTGGTCTTACCGGCGCTCGACTGCTCGAACAAATGGACGCCGAAACCATCAGCACCCACCAGGCCAATAAGCGGCGCGGATAATGCCGCTGCCACGCCCAGCATCATGGACGGATTGCCCCCGGCCAGACGGGCGACGGAATCCCGCCAGGTGGCAGCAGTACCAGCAATGGCATACCCGGAAGATGCAGCGCTGCGACCGTTAAAGAGAATGGGCGTCTCTGGATCACCAATCACTTCACCATCAGGCATGATATATGCGCCATGATGCCAGCCAGTGGTATGGGTGATAATCCATTCCCGATCAGTGCCGCTTTGCTGCAACCAGTCGGCCAGAATCGCCCGGAAGGTGCTTTTAGTGGTCACATTCACCCCACCAGCTTTAAGTGAGCGCCAGCCGTCGCGCTCACCGATATCAGCACAGGGGATCGCCCTGGTAATATCTTCGTGGCCACGCGGCGAACGCCAGCGCAAAACAAGATAGCGCTCTGCCCCGTCACTACCGGAACCGACTACCTCAAGAGGCGAGCACAGCCACGTTTCGTTATTGATGATCTCGCCACTATCCTTGTCCACCTTTGGCGTGATCCAGTACAGACCATCGCTGCGGCTTTCCACGCGGGGTTTGAGTTCATCGCCCGGTTCAGGCTTTGGCTCCCGTTTTTTCACAGGCAAGTTCACCACAATACTTTCCCCGCGTTCGGCCTCTTCTTTGAGAAGTGGAAGCCTGCCCGTCCAGTCCTCCTTCGGCTGAGGCTCAAACATGCCATTAAACAGCCGGGCCTCTTTCACATCCGCCAGCGCCAGTTTGGTTGCGATAGTGCTTATCTGCATTTCGGAAAGCTCGCCAGCGCGGATCACACGAACACTGCGACGGCCGTTATCAACGATGTTTAATCGTTCCAGTTCTGCCAGTTGCCTTTTGCCCAGATAAACAGGCGGCACATCATCCCACGCCCTTTTACCTTCGCTCTCGATCCAGTGCTGCACATGTGAATAGGCATCTTCACCCGCAAAGATAATCGCCTCAGTAAATTTATCTTTCGGCAGAAATTTGATATTCGGGGCATTCTTCATCTTCATCAGTGCAACACCTTATTGGACATATCCGCGCCCAGGTCTTCATGCAGGTACTCAAGGTGGCAGCTTTTCACTATCTGCAACCCCATTTCGTTAATATCGCCATCGTCGGTAAAGCAGGTCAGCAGAATATCCCGCAAACGCCTTAACCCCTCATCGCGCCCGAATTCTTCAAAGCAGCCAAAAATCATATATTTCATCAATACGTTTTCAGTTACGCGCGGCTCCAGCGTGAAGCGATAGCGGGCCATATACTTATCGCTTTCCACCAGCAAGGTTGCCGAACCGGTTTCCGCTATCTGGTGAGCAATACAGGTTTCGGTCAGTTTGCGGAACAATGGGCCTATCACTTCAAAAATATCGGTCATTGCGGGATACCTCCGCTCATCTGAAATTTGCCAAGTAATGGGTGATACCAGTACGCCGATCCATATTTGCGCTTCGCGCTGCGCAGAACCTGCCTCGCCACCTCTCTGAACTTGTTATCCGGCGCGATAAAGCCACCAGCTTTCATTCTGACCAGCATCACGCCCGTGTTTTTTGCCAGCTCTTCGGCTTTTTTCGTCGATATGCCGAACTCAGCCGCCAGCGTGGCGACCGGAGCCATACCGGGAGGAATATCTCCCCCCTGGCTTTCGGTGAGTGTGCGCACCTGCTGCTCTAACTCCAGAACGCGGTTAACCAGCAAATCGACTCGGTTTTCAAGCTCGTTAAATTTCAAGTGACTGATCATGATTGCTCCCCTGCTTTATTACGCTGGGTACGCACATAATCCGCAGCATCACTACTCTGATTGAGTGCTTGCGCCATTCTGGGAAGGTGACGCAATGCATGGCTTACAAGGATCAAATCACGCCGGGCATCTTCATCGGAATAGTCCTCTGCATTGATTGCATCAAACGCCAGATTGCCGATCAGTGTGAGCGCACTATTGATGGCAAATGCGCCAGCAGAATATAAATCGCTGGATTCAGCCAAAGCCTCATCAGTGAAGTTTTTAAAATCAGGAGTGCTCTTAACAAGCTGATGGTAAATATCACGCATGGGTCACCTCACTTGCCGCTTTTAGTTCACGAACGCGGGACAACGACATGCTGATCAGATCCATCGCAACGCTGTACTCGGTTTCATCATCAAAATTCATATACAGCGATGTTGAGAGCAACGCTTCCAGGCGGCGCAGTTCATCTTCAATGTCAATTTCCGACCATTTGACCTTACGCATGACGCACCTCCTGAATCGCGGCGCTGTCGAACTCCCACCCGCGGCGGGTGGTGTAATCGAAGAACGCAACGCGGCAAGGAGCCTGAGCGCGGATTTTGGCGGCAAAAACTAAATCCCAGCCGGGGAAAGCGGCGCGGGCTTTAGCTTCCGTGTCAGCATCAAAGCGAAGCACTACTGGGGTGCATTCAGGAGTGTGATCTGGGGTTGCCAGGAATAACCATGTAAATTCCGGGCGAGTTTGGGTAGACTGATTGTCAGCCATAACTGTTACCTCACTTAACGGTTTGGTGAGACGCCTCGGTACTGCTCGAACAGTCCGGGGCGTTGTTTTTTTAGATAGCACCGTGTTAAGGTGTGTACCTATTAAAGAAAACAGTACGCCAATAGGTACGCACATGTCAACACCCATTAAACGAGATCGGCAACCAAAAGGAGCGGGGAAAGCACCAGCGTTCCAGATTCGAATCCCCCCCGAACTTAAAGAGCAATTTGAAAAAGAAGCCCAAGCAGAGAGTGTTAGCCTCGCAAATTGGATGAAGGAATTAGGCCGGGAAGCCCTCCGAAAGAAAGGTATTGAGCCAAAAGGCTGAATAAAATCAGCGGGCGCAGAATTGCGCTGGCTCATTCTTTGACCACCAGCATTAACCCTGGTATGCTTAATCTGTTTCGGTTTTTCGTAGTGACATTGGCAGCTCTGCAAAGCTGCCTTTGTTTTATTCAGCGTCAGCATTCGGCACCTCCGGCAATACACCACCAGCGATCAGTCTTTTCGTTAACCACTGCTCACCCTTCCCCGTCAGCATCGTTGTGAATGAGGCTCTTACCTCGCCATTCGTTTCATACGTTCCCTGGCGAACGGCAAAATAACCGCTATCGATATAACGCTGCATAGGCAGGTTGTGGCGCTGGCCACCATTGATGAGAATCCCCTGTTGCCTCATCCAGCCGAATAATTTGATGGGGCCAAGCCCTACGGCTTTGGCATAGTTTGGAATGGAAATCCCCTTACTGATCTCCGCCACGCGATCAGCGAAATCAACTTTTGGCGCAGCGGCCACCAGCCGGTTTTCAAGTTCGCTTGCCTTTTCGGCCAGATCAGCAGCAAGGCGCAGGGCTTCCGGTAACGTCTGGGGGATATTAGCGGCGGCTTTTGCCTGGCGTTCGCAGTTGATGAAGTAGCGGCGCACCTCCCGCCCTTTTTCGTTGCGCTCAACCATTGCCAGCTCTTTACCCATGTCGATGGTGATCAGGTAATCATGTGCAATTTGTTGGCGATATTTTGCGCTCCCCGAAACGGGGGCGCTCAAATTTTCAACCACCGTAAAATCTACACCAGCAGTAAAACCATACTGGCTGATACGCCCCTTAATCCATGTGGTGAAATCACGCCCAACGCCGAGAAACTCATGGAGTTTTTTTGCACTGACCAGCGATACCGTCACGCCGCCAATATTTCCGGGGTTAACCGGAACCAACTCATTTAATTTTTGCATAGCGCCCCCCTTACGCGGATTTACGGTTGTAAGGGGTGTTGACGTTCTCAACAGCAGGTGGATTGCGAACCCACCAAAGAACATCTGACAGAAGCCATGCGCAACTATTACGGCCAAAGTGGCAGCGTGGCGGGAATTTACCTTCGTTCTCCATATACCAGCGGGTGGAACGGGAAAGGCTGGTTATTTCGAAGCATTCACTTTCACGAATACGGCGATCAAACTTAATGCCATATTCTGCGAGAATGGTGCGGCGTTGTTCTGGTGTTGGCGGGGTAAAACGAGTATTTGACAT